TTTTGAGCTAACAAGTCCCTTGCCCAATGGTTGGCCGCCCTGGCGCGTAACCGTTGGTGAAACCAAGCCCATCAGCGTGTCTTCGGCCTTGCGGACGGCACCAGCAATGTCTGCCGCGCTACCAGGCGTATAGGCTTTAGCCTTTCTTTCGATACTTTTAATTTCCGACTTAAAAGTCTGATCTACCGGCACGCCACGCGTACTATACAGTGCACCGTAGGCATCATCAAAGCGCTTAGACAATTCTTGCAAACCTTCTCTGCCCACCGCAGTCACTGGCTTATCGTATTCAAACCGCAGCACGCGCCCAGCATCATCAAGCACTGGCATTGGGGGCGTCGCCTCACGCATCAAAATTCGGTTGAACGATTCAATCCCAGCACGTTCTTGGCCGCGTATCAAATCGCCAGCCATCGGCAACACTTTGGCTCGCTCTGCAAAATTGCGAAACATTCTGCCCGACCGCGTAGCATCATCAACTGCTTTGAATAGTGGAACGTTTGCACCTTGATCCATAAGCTCGCGTGCTGCCGGTGAAATGCGATCAGAAACAACACCACCTAAAGTTTTTGTCAAAACACGCCCCGCAACATCACCAAGAGCACCTCCTGCAGCACCACCAACAAAAGCACCAGAACGGTCTTCAGGCGCCATTGCAGCAGAAGTTGCGCCAGAGGCTAACGCAGCACTAGGAAGCCGACTACCAACAAATTGCATAGCTTTTGGCAAATACTTAGCGCCAGCCGTAATCGCTTGCTGACCACGCACTGCTGGTGCTGCCATCATTAAAACATCAGCACCAATATCTCCTACAGTAGCTGCTGTGCCACCTTGATTTACAAACGCGCGCCCTTGTTCAAGCAACGCTTTATCTTGCGGTGTCAAATCAGTAACCAAACCTTTAAGCCCCATGGCCGCGCGATCAAATGCAGATTTTGCGCCGCCAAGGCCGCGCATCATAGCGCCCATTTGATTGACATTTTGACCGGCGTAAATATTTGCAAGTGTTGCTTCTTTTTGTTTGCGCACCTCATTTAAATCTTGCGATGGCGCTGACGCGCTTTCTAAGCGACGCAACAATTCACTCTGCGTCATGCCTTCTGGGACATTTGTCACAATGGTGCCATCGGGTAAGCGGACATCCATGATTAATTTGATGGTAAAGAATTAAAGTCTATAACTTTTTTGCCACCTGAACCGCCACTAGGTGGCACGGGTTGACCAGATGCTGATGCCGGTTGGCCACTAGAACGAGTCTGTGCTGCATTCATTACGCCACCACCATATTGCTGCGCAGTGCTCTTGGCCCAATCACGCGCTGCCCTAAGCTTCTGAATTACTACTTCAGGGGGGTCGTTTTGATTTGGAATGAACGTATTGGCGCGGGCCTGTTCGCCAAGTGACAATGCCGCACCATAAAGCGAGCTTATTTCCATAGCTGCAGCACGCAACACGTCACTGCGCAGTTTCATAGTGTTTTCGTCTAGCACTATTGCTCCTACACGCCCTTGTACAAATGAAGGGAGCGTTGACACCGCCGACGCTATGATGCCGAAAGCTTCGGGATTTGCATCCACTTGCTTGATGATTGCATCAGCACGATTAGCGGACGCGAGCGCTTCTTGCACCGCGACAACGTTCTTGTCGAATGTGGTCTTGGGAATAGCCGCCCCAGTGTAAGGCGTATATACAGGTTGTCCCTGAGGTCCTATTTCAAGAACAAAATTTATCCCAGTTTTGTTTGTCACCAATTGTCTGCCATCAGGCGTAAACCCTGACTGCGTGAACGTGATGTCCTCACCGCGTTTGTTGGCTTGATCGCGCCGCAGATTAAACATATCAACACGCAGATTGTAGTCTCGCTTATCGCGTTGCTGGTCGATTGCATCGCGCAGCTGTCGATCTGCACGATCTCGATCGGCTCGCTCAATACGATCAATTTCTGACGCAATCTGACCCGATTGACGCTCTAGCGCAGCTCGCCGCGTGTCACGCGCAGCAAACGGGTCTTTGAGATATTGTCCATCTGGCGTAAGCATGCCCTGCCCAATACGCATGGGCTCTTGCGCAGCCATTGCGCGTTTTAGAAATTGCGCTTGCATTGGTTGAAAGTTTTCGCCTGCGTATTGCGCCGCTAACGCGTTAAGCATAGCCGACTCACCTTGTTCACCTTGCTGACGAGCAAAAGCTTGCAGCGCAGACGTATCAATATTTTGTGATTCAAGCGCGTCAAGGTCTTTGTTGACCTTTTTTAAACGTGCGAGCGCCATTGGCAAAGCTTGGCCGGGTTGTACAGAATTACTTAGCATGCCAGTAGGTGAACCAATGCTAAGCGCCATCGGCAGCTGGGATATCCCAAAGTCGTTGTAAACAGCCATCTCAGGCCTCGTTGCCGTAGGTGGGCAGGCCGCCGTAGGGGTCCATCACTGGCGTCATGCCCCCGCTGCCCATGCCAGCCTGGCGCCGCCTGCGCAATTCCTCAAGCGCTTTGCGCTGCCGCTCATTCATGCCCATCATGCCTGCATCAACAGCGCGTTGTTGTTGTCCTGCTAGGTAAGCTGTTCCCATTTGAGCAACTGCATTGGCTAGCCCCGGCGCGACATAATGCTTACCAACCATTTGACCTTGCAGACGTGTCATGGCCTGGCCGCGCAACGCATCAACCATGGCTTGTTTTCGGCGCAGATCTTCTTGCTCGGGGCGCATCGCGCCCATTTGAAGCAAGTAGTCAAACATCAAATTGTCATTCATTTAAGCCCCCATAATCGACCATCAGGTAGCCATTAGCGTGGCGCTTGACCAGGTCAGGCCTTATCTGCTGCACCTCTTGGGCAATCACCCCATATTGCTCAACACCAAACATGGTGTAGCTATAAATTCCAAATCCCATAGCATGCGTACCAATGCGCTTGATGTTAGATTTAAGCCTTCGATCTGAAAACGCGAAAGCAGAACCAATTTGAGTAGCCGCATTAAGCAAATTGCCAAACGCAGCGTTTTGCGCGTTGGTTGCACCCAGCGCAGCGTCATACCCCATCTGTGTTGCGCCCACAATATTAGGTGTTTCAGCACGCCCTGAAGGCACAAAGGATGGAAATTGTGGCAACCCCACTTGCTGCCCGCTGAGCAATGCGTTCATCTCATTCAGCGACATGCCACGGCGCTGCATTTGCTCAACAATCGCTTGTTGACGCACGCGGTTTTGTGCATCGGCAAACAATTGATTCATATCTTGCTGCTGTTTAATAGCCGCGTTCATTGCGTCCATGCGCGATTTATCAAGTTTTGCCGCATCGCTTAACGCTTTATTTTGAAAAGCTGCTGCACCTAAATTTTGATCATAGCCAGTTTTTTGCGCATTTATTTGCATGTCAAATAGTCGCTGGGCCTCATTGCCTGATTGATCCAGTGCCTGGAAACGCTCGTTCGCTTGCCGGGTGTTCAGTTCATTAAGCGCACGGTTATAAGCTTCAGAACCTTGTGTAAAGCCTTGGTTGGCAAGCCTTGTTTCAAGCTGAGCTTGCTGATAGTCATGAACGGGTTGCATCCTATTAAGCAATTGTGTTGCGACAGAATCTCGAAACGATGAGTCAATCGTTGGTACAGCCCCAAAACTAAAAGCAGTGTTTAACCTTGGAGTGTAGTCGGTCAAATTTGTCGTAAGGCTTGTTGGTGCATTAGCTTGGGCAAGCTTTGGCAACGTCTGATAATCGAATGGATTTTTGTACTCGTCTTCGACACGGTCAATAAATGAACTTGCCAGTTTGCTGCGATCGCGTTGCGTTTCAATTTGGTAGTCAAGCGCATCTTCCAGCCCAGGCGCAAGCGTTACATTTTGTGTATAAGCCGTAACGTTTTGACCCGTTGCAGGGTCAACAACTGCTTTGGTATCAAACGTTTGACTTCCAAAAGGCGTGTTGACCGTTGGCCGATTGGCATAGTTTTGTGCCGTGGTTGCACGTTCTGACGCTTGGGCTTGCGCCGTGGCCGCGCCCAAATAGTCAGGTGCTGCTGGCGCTCTTGCTTTGCCGCCCATCTTTCACTCCTTTTAACCACCGACACTCATCGGCTTTCATTTCAAACATCACACAGTCAATCGTTTCAGCAATTTTGCGAAACCCTAATCGCTCATTCATTTTTAACGCGTCATCAAGGTTTTTTGGTGTCAACCCGTAGACCGCTTCAAGGCCACACTTCACAAACGGATACTCAAATGCCGAGCGCCACAAGCTACGTTTGACGCCATGCGGATTGTCAAACGCGACATGCATCCAACACGCACTTGGCGTCCAAGCGTTGTACCCCACCGCGCTAGCAATGGTGCCATCTCCACGCATCACTGCTATGGTTCGCAGATCACTAGACCAAGGCAGGTTGATGCGTTTGTTAAGCCATTGCCAAATCACGGGATACTGATCAGGCTGATCGGTTACAAGTTGCATAGTCAAAACTGATTATTTAAAAAAACAATTGTCGCAATTGCGAAACATTTGTATTCATAGAATCTAAGAATTCTTGCGAAGCGCGTAATTCATTGGCAATGGCATCTGCACTTAAGCCCGTTTTATCCCAGAAAGCTAACCCTGCGAGATCAGCCTCTCGACCCAAAATTTCGTTATAAAGCTCGGCTATTTCATTTCTGGTTGCATCATTAAAATTATTACCAACACCACCACCTGTATTGGTTAAATTCAAGAATTCTTGCGAAGCACGCAGTTCATTTGCAATAGCATCTGCACTTAAACCTGTTTCATCCCAAAAAGCTAACCCTTCAAGATCAGCTTCTCGACCCAAAATATCGTCATAAAGCTCTGCTATTTCATCTCTGGTTGCATCATTGGAATTATCAACAACAACATCACCATCACCAACATCACCACCACCTATGAGATCTCCAACATCAACATCACCACCACCTATGAGATCTCCAACATCAACATCACCACCACCTACAAGATCACCATCACCAACATCACCACCACTTACAAGATCATCATCACCAACATCACCAACATCACCACCACCAACATCACCATCACTACTATCGTCAACATCAACATTTTCTCCAAAAAACGGATCTTCATAGGGTTGATCTAAACCTGGTGAAGGTACATACGGATCTTCATAAGGTTGATCTAAACCTGGTGAAGGTACATACGGATCTTCATAGGGTTGATCTAAACCTGGTGAAGGTACATACGGATCTTCATAAGGTTGATCTAAACCTGGTGAAGGTACATACGGATCTTCATAGGGTTGATCTAAACCTGGTCTAAGATCACCATCACCTACACGATCACCGTTATCAACTTTTATAACGCCACTTCCAATACCTCCAATACCTCCTACAACACTGCCTCTCCCATCAACAATGACGCCCCCACCACCACCACCAATCGTATCTATAACACCGCCACCACCAGAAACCGAATCTTTAAAAACAGGATCAACTGCTTTCATCGACAACAAAGCTGGTCTGTTAGAAAGCCCTTTTGGTACAGGTCGATTTAAATCAAGAATAAGTTTTGAGTTTGCTGCATTGTCATAATATTTAATGCCAGGGTTATTGCTAGATGTACTAAAATTTTCATCACGCAATGCTCTGATGATTTCACTGTTATAGAGTTGGTTATCTTTTCCAAGAGTAGGAAGAACGTCTAAATTGATGTATTCAATTTCAGGTAATTTGATGTCAAACAAACCATCATCGCCCGCAAAATCAAATGGGTTGTCAGTAGACAACGGTGCGTTTGTTTTAGAAGAAGTTGCCATCACATGGTCCCGCCTGGCACCATGGAAATGTTTGCCGCTGTGAATGTCGTTTCAGGTAAACCACGAACGCGCATTCTCAAACTGCCGTAATAGCCCAAACCAGTGGTACCTGCCCAAGCTTGGTAAGTGCCTTGGCCCACCCACACCGAAAAGTTCCATGTGCCTGTGTTCCAAACACCATTGACTTCATTTGTAAAAAATGGAGAACCTGAAACGCCAGCAAGCTGAAACTGCGTATTGATTTTTAACTTGATTGCAGGTGCTGCCGTCGCAATAAAAACAGGTCTTGCCATACCAAAACTTTTCAGTTGCCCTGGTGTGCCAAAGTGTTGAAACGAGGTTTGCAAATCACCCTCAATGTTCGTGCCGCCCGCGCCAACAATATCAACACCATCCAAGTCGCCAAACAAACCTTTGCACACAAAGCCATCAAGCGTGCCAAAAAAAAGTTGACTGCCAATCAACGCAGATGACCGGATGGGAACGCCCTCAAACGTACACCATGCTTTTGTGGTGACGTTCATCGCGAACTGAGTGTAGGTTGCACTAACCGGTGGAAGACTGATGATTAAAACACCTGAGGTGGGGACAACAAACACATTGAAATATTTTTCATTCAGCAGACTGCGCACGAGCGGTGCAAAAACACTTTGAATTTTTGATGCAGGGCCAACTTGCATATCTTGGGAATATTGGCCTGTTATTAAAGCGGACATGGGCACCAAACCAAGCTCACTCACAATCATGACATCGCCACCGTACGGCGTGTAATAGCGACCGTGTCTTGGCACCGGGCCAACATACCAAACACCCTTCAACGCAAAGGTTGCAATGCTCGTTGGATCGGTACCTTCCCAAACTGCAACATCACCTTCTGAACCAATGACCACTAAAAAATCGTCAACGCTAAAGCCAGCGTCAATCGTCCAATTGAACATGGTTGAAACATAACCACCATTGCGAAGCGTCGAACCCATTGGAAACGAAGCAACGGTCCCAGTGATTGCGTCAACCGCATTCATGTAACCGACATTTTGTGAATTCACAAACGTAAACCAAACGCGGCGTTTCCAGACTGTGACGGTTCTTACGTCGGTGGTCATACCAACGGTTGTCGCTGTTCGATTGACCCAGCCGGTGCTTGCGCTGTAAGTCCAATAGCCCGCGCCTGGTGAAACAGCGAGTAAAAACGTGTCTGCAGCGGTTGAAAATTGTGTCGTCCACCACTCATCGTCGGTGCTACCCGTTGATGCTACGGCAACGGTCGGTGTGCCCCCTGCTGTCACGTCATAGATGTTGCCGTTGGTGGCCATGAACACTTTATTGTTTGCCGCATTTGAGGCCACATAGCCAAAGACTGAATCTACGGGTTGCGCAACACTTGCAACCGTGATGGGGCTTGAAAAAACCTGCCAGCCTTTGCGCAACTCGCAGCCTTGTTGGCGCGGTATCATGTTCGTTAAGACCAATGCATCTGCAGCGGTCATGGCTGCAATCGGATCACGAAAATTTAAACCACCCGTTGGTGCTGCAAGCACGGCGACTTGAGCGGTTTGTGCAACGGCTGCGCGACGCGGCAATCGGTGGGGTTTGACGTTTACAAGTGCCACGTCACACTCCATAGCCCGTATCAGGCGTGTTGGTTAACGGTGAGATGTAAGGGAAACGTGTGCTGCGTGCCATCGACAATACAGGCGCACCTTTTTCCGCAGACCGTCGATTGTCA